GCAAGTCCAGACGGAGGGCTTCTACCGTGAAAAAGAATCACTTTATGCACACGATATTGAGATTGGCAAAGGCGCATCGCAATGGGTTACGAATCTGCGCGCAATGGTTCGCCCGACAATTACGTTTGGTCTATTCGCGCTTCTGGTAATCGTTGACATTGCCGGTATCTGGTACGCATGGCACACTGGTGCCGATTTTAAAATGATGATGGATACTGTTTGGGATGACGAGACTCAGGCAATCTGGGCTTCTATCATTGCATTCTGGTTTGGTAGCCAAGCTTTCAGCAAGAAATGAAAGTTTCTCAAGAGTGCTTGAATATGCTCAAGCACCATGAAGGAATCCGTTACTCGCCGTACAAATGTCCAGCCGGTTTGTGGACAGTCGGTGTCGGGCATCTCATTGGAGATGGAAAGACTCTGCCTCCAGAGTGGAATCGCAAGTTCTCAAAGGACGAAGTTGATTCAATACTTGCGGATGACCTTCGACGTTTTGAAAGAGGCGTATCTCGTCTTTGCCCTCGTATACAGCATCAGGGCCAGTTTGACGCTCTCGTATCCTTTGCTTTCAATCTTGGGCTAGGTGCGCTACAAAGAAGCACGTTAAGAATGAAACACAACAGAGGTGACTATGCCTCTGTTCCAAAAGAGTTCTTGAAATGGTCTAAAGCCGGTGGTAAGGTTTTGCGCGGGTTGTTAGCCAGACGAAAGGATGAGGCTAGACTTTATGCAAAAAGTAAGTGACGAACAGTTCATCGAATGCTGGCAGAGGCTTCAAAGTGCCTCAGCAGTTTCCAAAGAACTAGGGCTTGAAGTACGCAACGTCTATTCCCGCCGCAGAGCATTGGAAAAGAGATACGGTGGTCTGCTAACGGCAAAGCATGAATATAGCCCCACACGCACTGGTTCAATAGATGTATCGCGTGGCGTAGCAAAGTGGGAAGTAGATAATGGAATGGTCTTTATCTTCTCTGATGCTCACTATTGGCCCGGTGAACCATCTACTGCTCACAAGGGTCTTGTAAAACTACTTAAGAAGTACCGCGCAAACGTAAAAGGTGTCATCTGCAATGGAGATGCTTTCGACGGTGCTTCCATCTCCCGCTGGCCTTCTCTCGGTTGGGAACACAAACCCAATGTCCGTCAAGAACTAGAGGCAGTCCAAGACCGTCTTGATGAGATTCGCAAAGCTGTTCCCGGTGCAAAGTTCTTCTGGCCCTGTGGGAATCACGATGCTCGCTTTGAGGGAAGGCTTGCTAATGCCACTCCCGAGTACGCTGGCATCAAGGGCATTCATCTGAAAGACCATATCCCTGCATGGATTCCATGCTGGCGTGTTGATATCAATGACGATATCGTGGTTCGTCACCGTGAAGCTGGCGGTGAACACGCTGACTGGAATAACGTAGTCAAGTCTGGCAAGACAATGATTACTGGTCACGACCACCGTATCGGTGCAGTGCCTTATGAGTGCTATTCAGGTCTTCGTTATGGTGTGCGTACCGGGATGCTTGCTGATGACGCACTAGACCCACAGTTCAATAACTACATGGAAGCCAAAGCCCCTAACTGGCACTCTGGTTTCGTCGTGCTTTCATTTGTAGACGGGCAACTCCTGATGCCAGAAATTGCCCGTAAGTGGTGTGACGGTGTAATTGAGTTCCGTGGAGAACTAATCGAGGTTTAGGTCTGGACGATTCTTCTCTATCCAATCCATAGACTCTTTCTCCAAAGCACTAAAGTCTCTACCGATTGTTTGGGAACCGGCATGGTGAACATAAGCCCTACTGACAAAGTGCCGGAATCCCAACTTTTTCAAGTCGAGACACCAGATATCGTCGCTGAACCAGTTGATTGGTGGGATACGCACTCCACTGTTCCACCCTTCGCGTGTGATTGCTGCAAAGACTGGAGCGACTACATCCACTTCTTTGATTAACGCTTCTGATGCCCATTGAGGCCCAGAACGAGAATCATTCTCAATAGTGCAGCGAATATTCTGCTGCCACATCACAAAATCTGAGCGACACGCGAGGATACCCACCTTAAACTCTCTGAGAGCCTCTATATCGCGCTCTAGGTCAGAGATGGTACTTGGGGTTAGGACTACGTCATCGTTCGCAATGTAGAGCGTCTCACAAGGCCAAATATCAAACGCTGCTTGAATGGCATTGTTGTACGACTCTCCGAATGATTTGCCTACGTTTCCGTGATAACGAGTGTCGTTACTAAACTTGATACTCCCGTTTCTGCGAGACCACAGCACCGGATGTTCCGGTGCATAGGTCTTAATCGAAGCAGCAAGTACCGGAGCACAAGTCCCTGTGGTACTGCAAACGACGATTGGTGTCAGCATTGGAATCCTGCATCGTCAAGAATGCGCCCAATGTCAGGAGGCTTCCAGCCTTCCGGCTTGAGAACCTTACCGTCTGCGCGACGATTTACCTTTCCGGTACGCAAGTCAATCTTCCGAAGGTTTGATAGTGCTACGGCATCCCAAGCTGTCTCAATTGGATAGCCCTTTGCATGGGCATATCCAATCAAAGTCCAGATGGTGTCGCAGATTGCATCCAATGTAGCAACGTCACTACCTCCTTCTACACCATCACTCAGTTCATTCATTTCTTCATTGATGAGTTCAAGGTAAAGGGTTGCCGTCTGCTCAGACTTGCCTTGGTCACAGGCAGTCATGAAGTTCTTAACGTCTTCAAATACGCTCATATTCACCTCAGAAGGGAACGTCTGCATCGCCATAGTCCTTTTCGCCCGGAGTGAACTGTTCCTTGGATTCGGACTTACCACCTAGCAGAGTCAGTTGATTCACAACAATACTTGTAGACGAACGCTCGTTGCCTTCCTTGTCCTTGTACTTTGAAGTACGTAGAGAACCTTCTACAAGGGCTTGAGAACCCTTCTTGAGATACTGACCGGCAATCTCAGCAGTGCGTCCAAAAGCTACGCAGTTGTGCCATTCAGTCGATTCCTTCTTCTCGCCATTGCGGTTGGAAGTATTCGTCGTAGCCAGAGAAAAACTGGTCACTTGACCACCATCAGCCTGATGCTTCACAACGGGGTCTTGTCCCAACCGGCCAAGAATCATCGCTTTATTCAAAATTATCACTCCAGAATTTGTCCCATTCGGAACGGATTGTCTTAAACACTTCTTCGTCGGATTTAAGCGGCACAGCAATACCGACACTGCCATCGAATACCCACAAGTGAGCATCCTTGACTTCCGTGACCATCATCTGATGCTGCATTTGCACCGAGTAATGTTCAGGAATCTCGCCGTTTTCTGCTTGCTTCCATAGGTCGGAAGCCTTGCCCTTCATAGGGCATTTAATTTCAACGATTAACTCATTGAACAAGTCGATACCGTCAAGAGAAGCGCCATAGTCGCCAGAAACAAACACGCCGGGACGCAGTACGCCAACGACTCCTTGATATACATCACGCGCCACTGGCTCAAGCTCTTGCCCTCGACGCATCGCGTAGTTCGCTTTGGCATTCTCGCCTCTCTTTGCCTTGACCACATCCTTTGGTTTCTGCCAAGGAGACAGTCCCATGATGATAGGTGTCTCTGATGCCATCCGCTTTGTTCTGCGGAAGTCTAGCCACTCCTGAGAACCTTGAACAAGGTCTACTTCAATAGCCATACGATAATCTCAAAGATGAGATACAGCGGGAACAGGCCACCAACTATTGCACCGAGTACGGCAAAGCACATCCATACGTCTGCTAGAAATCCCTTAACTGTCATTTCTTCATCTCCTCCGCTGCTTGCAGAAGAACGCTTTTCATAGGTCTACTGGCACAAGACTCTGCCATGTCCTCGACAATCTTGATGCAGCGTTCATTGCCACCAAGCATTCCGGCGAATCGCTCAAGTGCCGAAAGCATTGCAGGAGTCAACGGAGTAATCCGATGAATGTCTGCGTCTCTGGCTAGTTTTGCAATATCCATTTGCAACCTTTACACCTTTCATCTGTTGTCTTCAGGTCATACAGGGATGGTCTTCATCCTTCTGATGCCAGACTCATGCCATCCGTCCTGAACCTGTAGGAACTTCTTAAACGGTTTCCTGTTGTGGCATCCGTACCTCTTGGAACTTTCCATCCAAGCCTTCCTGTTGTTCGTCTAGCCAATCCATCAATGCCTTGCAATATGAATCAATCTTCATTGCATGGTCTAGGGCTTCCTTCCAGTTCTTTCGCAGACAAGCGTTATGCATTGCCTTTTGATACTGCTCCATCTTAAGCATAAGAAAAGCGTAATCAGTTTGAACCGTATTCATAGTCTGCTCCGTGTCCGAATTTGAATTTGTCCATCATGTCTTTGATGCTGCAATAAGGCTTCTTTTTGGTCTCAATGATTCGCAGATTAGGGCTGCTGACACACTCTCCGCTTAGTTCGTAGAGACTGCCAGTTACCCAATCAGCCCATACGTCTCTGATACCAACAGTCTTAAAGCCCTTCTTGGTTCGCACTACAGATTCAATAGGAATCTTCACAAAACGCCTGAGAGAGATACCAGTCATTGTCTGAACCTTCTTGCTCACAAGTTCTTTCTCATCGAACAGCTTGTGAAGAATGATTAGACCCATCTCACTCAGGCATCCGGCTTCATTACTTACTCGGAATACCCTCATTGGTCAGCCTTTTCTTGTTGAGGGTAGCAATAATCTTCCCGTACTGAGTGCGCGGAACTTGCGTCAGAGACTCGACCTTGTAGAAGGCGGCAATCTTGGCAACGTCTGAACCGACCTTCTCTGCCAGTTCTGCAATCTTGCCAATGTCTTCCTCGGTGAGTGTAGCGTCACCCTCCTCAGATGGCGGGAGGTCTTCACCGTTATAGATATACAGGCCAAGTCCATGCAGGGCGATAGCCTTTGCCAAGCACCGTTGCATTGCCGTGTTCACTTGGAACGAGTCAGGATTTTCTACTGCTTGGTTACGATGATTCATCACAGGCAACTGTGCAGTCCGTGATACTCCGAACGCATTGACCGTACAGAACACCATCATCGTATGACCAAACATCTTGGGTTCTGCGTACTCCCATTGTGCGGCAGGGTCATGCTGCAACAGTTGGTCAACGGCCCAAGCCCATGACAAGTAAGTAAGCCCATTCTTCTTCTCGACATACTTACTAACGTCAACCTTCCTCAGTTCTGCGTATTTCATCTTTTCCTCAGGTGCAAGTGGTTGTGCATGAGTTGCCGAAGCAACAAGTGGTGCATACGGTTCCGCCATTAGGCCCGATAAACGTCTGGCTCACACAAGCGGCGTAGACAGCACCGGCGGACAGTAACATAAGAATTCCAATAAGTGCCTTAATCACGGTTATCTCCTTGGGTTAGCGTTTGCACTTCCAACTCGTACAAACTATTGACGATGCCTTCAAGGTGTCTCGCCACTCCCGACAGCGGTACTTTGTCGTAAGGTGCGCCTTGTAAAAGAGTCTTGGGCGGATAACAGATTGAACGTACCTTGATTCCATATTTGTTAGGCCCAGTTCCCCAATGCTCGTCGTGCGTCGTACTCAGCGCACTCGGAGAGATAGTCTTCAAATGCTGCAACCAGAAGTCCACCAAGGGCTTCATAGTCGCGCTGGCCGAGGGCTGAGAGGATTGGATTTTCACTTTTGATAACTCCCGAATAGTATTCAAGGAACTCTGGGAACAACTCTTTGCGGTCATACTGGAGATAGATGCGCTCTGCATCAGCTTCGATATCGTTCATTGTGCCCACCTCAGATGGTCAACGATTCCCTTGCAAGCTGCGGCGCGTTCTAGTTCACCGTTTCCACGGTAGCTTTCTTCCAGCATCTCAATCATGTTGATGATGCGTTCACGCTCGCGAAGCATTGCATTAGCTTTGTCGTTCATGGACTTCAACATCTGGTCAACAGTCACTTTGTCCTCCGTTGTTGTTGTGCTGCGGAGTCAATCATCCGGGTATTTTTCTTCGTGTCAACCCCTCGACAACAACTTTTTTTGTGGCACACTTGGGACTCCTATACGGAGGAACCATGCTCATCACACAAGACGAAGTAGACCGTTACGTCCCGCCGAAGACTGCTCTGGCTATCAAGTCGGCAGACCTATACGCAGATGAAGTAGTTGAAGCCTTTTTGAATCCGACTGTAACCCTTGGGGCTACACTTCCTTGGCCTAAGACTCATGAGAACCTTAGATTCCGTCCGCAAGAAGTTAGCCTATGGATGGGTATCAATGGTCACGGCAAGTCGATGATGACTTCCCATGTGATGCTCGACTTCCTGTTTCAAGGTGAGACAGTCTGCATTGCATCTTTTGAGATGAAGCCTGTAGCTACGCTTCGGCGTATGACCCGTCAGGCTCTATGCGCTGCCAACCCTACTGAGAAGTTCATCAAGCAGTTCCATCAGTTCCTAGATGGTCGCCTGTGGCTTTATGACCAGCAGGGCACTGTGGACGGTAAGGAGCTTCTAAAGGTCATTCGCTACTGTGCTGACGTTAAGGGTATCAAGCACTTTGTAGTAGATAGTCTTATGAAGACTGTTAAGAATGAAGATGACTACAATGGTCAGAAGATGATGGTTGACGAACTCACCTCTATCGCTAGAGACCACAACATCCATATCCATCTCATCCATCACAGCCGCAAGCTGGCTGACGAGTCTCAAGTGCCGGGAAAGTACGATAGTAAGGGGTCGGGGTCTATCACAGACCAAGTAGACCAGTGCTTTTCCGTTTGGCGTAATAAGAAGAAAGAGGCTCGCGTAGCCAGAGGGGAAGAAGATGACGGTGTGGACGCTTTACTGGTATGCGATAAAAACCGTCATGGGGAGTGGGAGGGCAGAATCGGCCTCTACTTCAACTCAGAAGGCCAATACTACGGGGAACACGAAGGATGGAGACCGAGGTACAGCGACAGAATCGACAAGCTATGCCAACAGTCGCAAGATTCGTTGACGAATGTCGTGCCGTTTTCGGCGAAGTCAAAGTAAGGTGGGCAAAGGAAAATGGGCATGAACGGGGAACTGAGATTCGTCATCTACTCGATGGAGCATCTCAAAAGGGCCTTCTCGGAAGCGAGTCAGGCACTGACTGGCGACTGCTTTGTGCTGACATTGCAGAGAGAGAAAGAAAAGAGGCGGAACGCGCAGAACAAGCGTTACTGGGCAGTTCTTCACGAAATCGCGGAGCAACTAAATATAAATGACGTTGAGGCATGGCACGAATGGGCCAAGCGTAGGTTTATAGGGGTAAAAGAGGTTGTTTTACCGGATGGAGAAATTGTTGCAGTAGGCAAGTCAAGCACAGACTTGTCGGTGAAGGAGTTTGCTGACTACATGACTTCCATAGAAGCGTGGGCAGTAGACCAAGGCGTAATTTTTAATGACTTGTCAGAATGAACCTCTTTAAGCACCTGATTGAATATCAAGAAGCATCAAAAAAGATTGAGAAGCCTAAAAGATTCAGCGGTAATGAACTTGCATTACTTCACGCATTAACAGATGAACCTCAAACGCTTAACCAACTCTCTGACATTATCAATGTTCAGAGGACTACGGTTCTTCGGCTTGTGAAGCGTCTGAACGAAGAACACGGCGGAATTGAAGTAGAGTCTTTTGGAAGGAATGCGCCTTCGCTATATTGGAAGTCCGACAACTTCCATTCAATCTATGACGAAATCTGAACGCGAGTACATGAACAAGGTAGCCGAAATCGGATGTATCTTGTGCAAGCATCTAGGTCTAGGAGAAACTCCCTGTGAACTTCACCATCCGAGAACTGGCACTGGTGCTGGGCGGCGTGCTAGTCATTTTGATGTTATCGGTCTATGCCCTGAGCATCATCGTGGGAACTCAGGACTGCATGGTATGGGAAGAAAAGCCTTCGAAAAGTATTACGGCATCACTGAACTAGAACTCATGGAGAAAGTCACCGAATGTCTGCGCTGAATGAGCAAGTTGGCGGAAGCCACTACAAAGATTTTGCTATTCAACCTACCGAATTCATTTACCACAACAACATCAACTTCCTGCGCGGCAATGTCATTAAGTATGTTGTCCGCAACAAGAATGGCGCAGAAGATATCCACAAGGCTATTCACTACTGCAAGATGATTCTTGAACTGGAGTATGGCGAGAAATGAGTGCCTTCTCCAGAAACAAGGGCAAGCGTGGCGAACTAGCTGTCTGCCATATCATCTTTGAATTGACAGGCTGGAACGCTCATAGACGGGTCAGGAATGACCACGGAGATTCAGACCTGATTGGCGTACCGGGATGGTCAGTCGAAGTGAAAGACCATGCCAAGGCATCACTAGGTGATATGCGCGAATGGTGGTCGCAAGCCTGTAGACAATCCAATGGCTCAATCCCGCTACTCGTTTATAAGAGACAGCGTGGTGAGTGGCGTTGTGTGTATCCGTTGTGTATCCATCTGGAATATCAAGAATCAGATTGGTGGCACGACTTTGACTACACCGTAGAAACTTCGATGGAGGCATGGGCTACAACTGCTCGTGAGATTTGTGGGGACGCTTGAACGTATGACCAAGGCAACACACAGCAGCAACTTGAAGTGCGACGAACTGCACTTCGATGCAGACGTAATTGGTAACTCAGGATTGGTAGCAAGACGCAGAGGACTCGGGGCACTAGCCTTCTGGTCTAAGTATGCCCAAGACACTAGCCGCACCAAGGAACTGCTAAGAGAGTTCCAGACAAAGTTCATGGGGCATCGTAGGCAGAACCGTTCCCATTTACCGAAAAGAATCCTGCATGAGATTGCAGAGGCTTGTGTTTGCTATTGGCTAACAGACGTTTGCCGAGTTTGCAAAGGAGTCAAGTTCGAGAAGCTAGAAGCGAACGAACAAGTCCTGAGTGACAAGCCTTGTAAGCGTTGCAAAGGTAC